GTCTGTCCAATTCTTACGGCATGGTCAGCTTGAGTAATAATACCAGTTGCAGTATCAGCAGATGCGCTATCGTACGCAATATGTAATCTTCCTTGCTCTGACCAAATAATTTGATCTGAAGCAGAAGGAATCTCAGCCCCTACCATTCTTAGAAAAGAAGATACAGATCTGTTACCATATCTTTCAACTTCTTTTTCATAAACATCTGGTAGGAATTGTTGTGCAAATGTTCCGCCTCCAGAGACAGAATCAAATGTCAGGTAATTACCTGAAAAAAGTGTTTTAGTAGGTGAAGGCGTTAATCCTGCTGGAAACGATCCACCTGTAGAAAATAATCCCATTTTAAGTTTGTTTAAATATTAATTTTTAATTTTTACTCTTAGTTTTGAACTATCATCTCCGCTTATTGCTCTTATTTTTATACCAGAATCTGTTGTTACAGCTTCATGAGTTTTTCTACCTTCCATATCTATGTTTTTAGATTTGGCCATAGAATTCTTAATCGCGTCTGCTTTACCTTGCTCATAAAAATGATTAGCTATAGCATCTGCGTTCATTGCTGTAAACAAAGCTTTATGGTATCCTCTTGCATCATTTAATTCGTTATTATTATCAACAAACTTGCTGACAAACTTATTTATGTCTGACTGCTGGGATTTAACGCTATCAACATCTTTTACATTGAATCTATACCTATTATCTCCAACTTTATATTCAAAACCTTTGAATTCATTAGAAAATAATTGATTTGTTTTTTCAGAAAAAATGTTTCTTTGTTTTTCAAGCAATTGTTGCGTTGATTCTTGTTCAGATTTATAATTATTAAAGAAATCTACCGCTTCTTTTTGATCTGATGTTAACTTAGAACCTAACTTAAGTTCTTCGTAATATTTATTTTTCAGATTTGAAAGATTAGACTTTGCGTCTGCAATAGCCTCTTTAAACATTAATTTTTTTCGCTTTATATCTTTTTCTTCATCAACTTCTTCATCATATGAAAAGTTGTCTTCAATTAAAAAGTCAACTTCATCAGAAGCTAAATGAGGTTTTGTTTGATGATAGTATTCACGCAATAGCTGCATGTCCTCCATATCATCATAATTTTTATTAAGATTTACATAATCTTGCACTGAACCACCAGTTTCTTCCATAAATTGAACTAATTTTTCAACATTTTCTGGTAACTGCTTGGCTTCTTGATTATTATTTACATCTTCTACATCTTCTTTAAGCTTATTAGGTATATCTTTTATTTTATCTGCTAAGCTTTTTTCTTCTTTTATCTCTTCTTCATCCGGTAAGCGTTCGAGCACCGCATCTTCATTGTTATCGGGCTGACTTTCTCCGGCAGGTTTTTCATCTGTTTTTTCGATGTTTTGTTCTTGTACCTCTCCGCTAGTTTCGGATCCGTCGCGTACAGAAATCTCATCTGTGCTTTGCTTTTGAACGGCATCTGTTTCTTGGTTTGTATTACGTAAATCTATTTTAATAGTTCCATCTTCGGCAACTGATACATTATCAGGTGTTTTAGATTCTTCAGCAGCTTTACTTTTTTCTTCTGCTTGTTGTTCAACTGTCTCTTGCACAGCTTCTTCAACCGGTGTTGTTTCTTCTGACATAATAAAATATTATAAAATTAATAAATAGGGTTTTTATCTTGGCTCAAACATTTCTAAGTTAAATCCGCTACCCATGGTATCATTACCGGCAGATTCAAATGCTTGCTCTCCTTTTCTATCCTTACGTTGTTCTATAAGTTTAGATTGTTGTGAGGCTTGTATTCTAGTTCTTTCGTCTTTACGATCCTCTTTATATTTTTCTTTATCAGTTAGCATTTCGCTATCTTTATTTTTTATTGCCATACTTAAATCAAACTCATATTTCATAAGTTCTTTCTTAAGTTCTTTTTCTTGCTGTAATTTTCGCATTTCAAGATTAGCTTCAATTTCTGCTAACTCAGCTTTTTGTTGTGAGATAGCTTGATTTTTTTGCATTTCCATTTGCGCAGCGGCTTGAGTTGATTGAGTATTTGCATTAGCTTGTGCTTGAATATTTGCTTGTGCTCTTTCTTGATCTTGCTGTAATTTTTTACGTCTTCTTAATTTTAATAATTGATTAGCTAATTTTATATTTTTTATTTCTCTAATATCAATAGCGTCCTCTAAATATATTTGATCTTTAGCAAGAGCCTGCTGTATGTTATTTTCTAATAACTGTTTTTCTTCTTCATCTGGAGTTAATTCTATAAATATACCAAAGTCATGAAGATGCATATTCTTAATATCATCTAATGTTGCTACATTAAATCTTCCTATACTGGATATAAAAGAATCTCTTGTTGGTGAAAATTCTAATATATCAGAAACTCTTAAACTAATAGCTTCAGCTGTTTTTGCCGTAAGATATAAGCTTGATTGCAATATATGTCTTGTAGCGGTATTAGAGTTTGCTGCTGCTAATTTTTGAACACCAACTAAAGCATTCTTATCAGGCATTGAACCATCTCTTGCTTCATTTAACCCGGTAACGTCACGTATCATTTGTAAATAGTAATTATACGTATTAATTAATGATGATATTTTATTGTTACCGCCATTAGAAGTTAACTCTTGAATAGGAACTCTACCCGCATTCATATCTCCATCAGTGGTCATTGATCTACCAATAACTGAACCTGTTTGAAAAAACATATTCAATGCTTCTTGAGGATTATAATTCGTGCCATTGCCCAAATCAATTTCAGCTAATCCATCTGCATCTAAATAAACTCCATCAGGTATCATTCTTGACATAACCTGTTGTAGTTTTAAATGTGTTAATTGAATAGTATCTGCAAATGCAGTTATTCTACTAACTAATGATTCAATTCTTCCTTTATATATACGAGGAGCAACTACATTATAATTCATCATTACTTTTGTAGTATCACTTTTGGGCCTAATCATATTTTTTGATAGTTCCCATTTTAATAATTTTCTTGTTCCTAAAACAAAAGCTCCGTCATATACAACTTCAATTGATCTTGATTGCTTTGTAAATAAAGATCTATTATCCTTAGGTGGATTAAACTGATCATTTTTTTCAATAGCTTTATCAGCTCCTGTAGCTGTTTTCTTTAGTTTAAATACTTCGTTATTGTAAGTTTTATAATTAAAATATAAAACCTGTATTGTATTAGCATCTAAAACACTGTCCTCATTAATATATCTATTATGAGATGCTGCTGTTTGTGTACCTTGATTAGCTATTTCTTTTAAATCAGAATCATCTAAATTAGGAAATTGTTGTTTTAATTCATTAATAGTTACTGATCTTACCTCTCCTATATAATATATGTCATCAAAATAAGGTGAATGAGTATAAGAATAAACAATATCCGCAGGATCTACATATTTTATTTTTATTCCTTCTGAATTATTAAATTCATTTTTAACACACCCTATACCTATAACAGCTAAATCATAATTAACTCTTCTTTGTGTTAATTCATAATTATTAGTATTTAATACTGTATTAATAGCTTGCTCTTCAGCAATTTCTATAGCTTGCTTATATTCGAGTTGCATGTGTAAAGCCAGCTCTTCTTCGTTTTCTGGAAGCGTTTCAATATCGTTGCTATACACATTTATTCCCAGCTGACTTTGAATTTGATCCGATATTTCTTTTGTTTGCATATCCATTAATACAGACTCAACATAATCGGTACGTTGCTTCATTGATGCTGGATCTTGAGAAAAAGCTTTTACATCATAAAGTCTATCTGACATTCCATTAACTACTATATCAACAAACTTTGGTATAATAGGCACAGGCTTCCAGTCTAAATTAAGATATGATAAATCACCATTTATAGATAACTCATCTTTATATTTTTTTATTGATTGTTCACCTCTAGCATATAACCTTAATCTATGAAATTCATCTCTATTAGAAAAAAATCTAGTAGATCCCGAATCTCTTTTAAACCACTCGTGTTCAATTGCACGAGCTATTTGCAGTCCATATTCTGAACTAGCTTTTTCTGAGTCACTTGCTATTTGACTTGGAAATGAACTTTTTAATATTGTTTCCGCCATGCTATTTAATTATTTGCGAATGCATTCCTTTATTATTAAATCTTTTTATGCTTATGTTTAATGCTTGTTTCTCATGATTTGGCTTCGGATGATATAAATGCCTATTACAACCCATAATAGCGAGCCCACTTGAAATAGTGGCGTCATACTTTGTTCGTTTATTAATATCAAACTTTGCCCAATCATTAAGTGTTTTATTAAAATAAATATTACCTCCACCGTTCTCAGTAATTCCAACATACTTATTAATATATGTTTCAATTGCTGCGGCATGCGCTTGTTTTATATCTTCAGATGAATTAGGTATACCTCCTATTTCTTTTTCTGTTACTGATAATTTATTCCAAATTTTATCAGGTCTATTCATAGAAAATCCTCTGTATCCTCTTCTTCTAAAATGATATAACAATCTAGGTTTATTATTTTCTGCAAGTATTGGCATTCCATAAAATACACAAGCCATTAAAACATCCTCAAAAAACATTTCAGCGGTTTGAGGTCTTGCAATATATTCTAAAAAAAACGTATTAAGAGGGGCGTCCTCCATACTAAATTTTGTTAATCCGTGTAAAGCCCCTTTAGAACCTATACCATCTGTTGTTCCTGATATATCATATGAGTCACAACCAAAACACCCAATATGTTCGTTACCTGGATGTTTAGATCCATTTTTTACTATCACGTTATTTTGTAAATCTTTAGATGGTACCCAACTAATTAAAAATCTTCCACTATTATTTGGTGAAAAAATAACTTTAGTATCTTTAATACCGTTCTCCCAAATAAAAGATCCTTTAGTTACAGCGCCTGTACGGATTACATCTTCATTAAAATCTATTTGCTCATAAATTTTTGAAAGATTAAAGATGCTATTTTTAGCCTCATCCCTAAACGCATGCTCTTCTGTTCTAGGAAATTGCCTATAATATTCATTTAGTCCGTCACTGTCATGCTTAAGTCCTTCCACTTCATTTTCCCAGAATTCAATGACTCCTGTCTCAATGTTATATCCATCTCTGTCAGTTCTGGGTATTTCTGGCGTATTAAAGACAGGGTGTCCATAAGAATCAATGTATCCTTCGTAGTTCCATTCCATAGGAATGAACAAAGAATATAATCCTGAGCTAGTCTGGCCATTTTTATTTCGTGCAGTAACGTCTGAACCATAATATAGTTTTTTAAAATTATCACCACCTTTATCTAAAGCATTTGATGTTGAACCCATCATACATTTACCTATGATTCTGCTTCCTAGTCTTAATGTGGTTTTTGTTACGCGCCAGTTATTTAATATATTATCTGGTCTTTCCCATTTTCCAGATTCATCATGAATTAATAGTTTTAACTTTTCTCCGTCATAACTATTATCTCCTGTATTTTTCCAATCTATTGTCGTATCTAATCCTTCTAATATCTGTCTTTCTTCTGTGTTTGTAATTGACTTACGGGTAAGCTTAGAAGCTGGAACTCTGTATGCCAATTCTGTTTTGGGTCTGTCCATTCCATCCTGTATTGGTTTGAAAAAGAATGGATAGTTGACGGATATTGGTACGACTTTGTCTGTAAACATTTTTTTAGCATCAGCTCCAGATTTGGACAATATCCCGAAACGTGCGTCTGAAGTAATTGTTGCCTGAGCAACGGCCTCTGATGAAGACATAAAAGAGAAGCCTGACCTTCTGTTTTTAAGATAGCACATTCCATAACATCTAACGTCGGCTTTACAAGCTTCCCAGAAGATATAGAAAATTCTATTAGCTTCTCTGTAGTCTGGCTTCCCAACATCAATCTTGGAGTGTTGCAAGTACATATAATGAGAGCCAGTAATATAAGTGTCAACATTTTTATTTTTAAACCAGTGCCCTTGTTCTCTTTTAACAAACTCCCTATCAATATATGCATACCATTTATTTTTAAATGATTCAGGATATGATTCCCAATCAAATATAGTATTTATTCTATTTAATTCTTTTGGGTATTCATGAGGAACCCAACAATCATTATTATTTTCAATACTTTTTGGTTTTGATGGTAAAGCAATTGCTAAGTTTTGTATTTCAATAATATCTCCTATAGTACCATCTTTACTTATAATTACTACGTCAAATTCTTTGTTATAACCATATTCCCATTTCTTGTATCTATTATTTTTTTTAATAATTTTTTCTTTAATAGGATATATAGTTTTTATTAAAGTTTGCTCGTACATTATCTAGATCTTTTTTCAGCAAACCCTGAAAAGCTATTTTTGTTTTCAACGGGTTTATCTTCCATAATATTTTTTTCTGTTTCTATACGAGATAGTATTTCAAAAGCATCGAATATTGCAAGCTTTTTTGTTGCAGCAGCATTTTTTAATCTATCAGCAGCAAGTTCATCTTCACCACCCTCAACAATTATTTCTTCTTCTGCCACACGTATAAGCTCATGAACAGCTTTATACCCAGCTTGTATTATATTCGACTTCAGTTCCTTTTCTGTCATATTTAATTGAAATTGAATTTAGAGGCACTCTGTATAATCTTTCGTTATCTATAACAAATTCATATTCACTATTAGGAGTAAAACCTATTAAATCATTATTAGATAAACCAAAAGCTTTTAAATCGCTTCCTATGTGCTTTAAAACACCCGTTAATGGCTCTTCTTTATCTATATGTAAAGAATTTAAATTATGAATTGGTTTTACAAAACAAAAACCAGGAGGAGTATACCATTTATTGTTTCTTTTATAAAGAAATATTTGGTCATGGTAACAAAAATATTTATCTTCTTCAAAAAAGCTTTTACTATTTTTTTCTTTACCTCTAACATCATAATATCTTCTAAACACATTATGATGTATTATTAACTCATCTCCTATTTGTAAATATTCATTTTCATTAACAATAGGTAATGCAATTATAACTGCATTTCTATTTACAAACTTATGATCTTCTATTGAAGTATTTAATATCAGTTCTCTATCTGCTACACTTTTTTTATTATTGTATCTTCCGTTTATAGGTTCTACAATATAGCAATGTGTATGCCTCATTAATATTCTAAATTAAATTCTATGCTTACTGCCATATTTTTATTAAATTCTTTCCAAGGTAACACCTCGTCATTCTTTTTAATATATATTTTATAGCATTCTTTTTCTTCTAGTATTTCTGATATTATATGACCTCCAAAAACCTCTTGCCCTACACTGTAATGCATGGCATCATTTTTATAGTCTCTACCAATACTAATTTTTCTTATTAGATTCATTTTTATTTTGATTAGATTCATCTATAATAGATAAAATAGCTTTTACCTTATTTATTTCTTTTATAGGTAATTCATTTAATACTTGATTGATTCTACTCAATTGAGACTCATTTAATTTAATTTCCATTTTAATTTCTATGTTTATTATTTCCAAAAACTTTTTCCACACCTCTCGATCCGAAATAGCCACCGATTACTATTGTTAAAAGACCCGTAATCTGGTCAAGGGAATATCCCATATACCATCCGATAACATAACTGACAGTTAAAAACACTAATATCAAAGGTCGTACATTTGATGCAAGCCACGACCCTGATCTTGCGTCAGCTACCCATCTTTTAGTGACACCATCTATTTCTGCTCTTTCCATTTTTAGCTTCTCTAAAGCTACACTTTTATCGGCTTCAGACATATCACTTCCACCGATAATCGCTTCAATAACAGAGCCTACCGCAGTATTTCCTGCCATGGCGCCAACTACATTTGGTATTTTATTAAGTAAAAATTTTCCGACAGCAGTGTCTTTAAATTTTTTCTTTTCAGCCATTAATTTTTAGGCTTTCTTCCGGATCTTTTTTTTCCGGTTGATGCGCTTGCTACATCTCCAATTTGATTACCTACTTCTTTAACCGCAACTCCAACGTCTTTAATTTCTTTCATTACCGCTGTAGCTCGTTCTTTAATTGCTGCTGCAGCTTCTTCAGCTGAGTCTGCAATCATATCCTTATCCGCATCTTTAATCTTTCCAGTATAAAGTTGTATAAGATAGAAGTTTAATAAAATTGATAAAACAGTTATTACTGTTAATATAATTGTAATAGTACTCATAATATAAAATTTAAAATTAACAATTCCATCTTCTGCGAGCAGCTCTACCTCTTTCTGAAGTCCAGCTTTTTGATCTCGCACAAAATGATTTTCTGCGCTTTGCAGCTTTACTACCTTTTTTTAATTTACTCGGCGGGGTAGTTACCGCCGTTTTAAGTTTACTGCCAGGATTATCTCTTTTGTATTTGTCAACACCTTTTTGACTCATACCTCCTCCTGCTGCTGCACCAGTACCTGATTTATTAGCTTTATTATAATAACCTAAGCTTTTCTTTTTAGAAGGAGCGGGTGGCTTTTTCATAAAAGGTGACTGTAATACTATTGATGTTATTGGCTTACTCATGTGTAATATCTATATATTTTGTTTTTCCATTTTCTTTTATAGCTTTTAAAACACGCATTCTGTTTTTAGCTAATCGGTAGCTAACATGGACCCACGCAGGGTTTTCATCATTTCCAAATTCCCATATAAGCTGATCAAATTCTAATCTATCTTTTATATAGTTAAAAAAATCAGCATTACTAGCTTTACTATAAATATCATCAATATCAATAGCTTCACCAAGGCAATGCTGCGATTTTGTACTTCCACCTATTGCTTTATTTAATTCAGGTGAACGATAAAAAGAAGTTATGTATATAGGCTCACCAAAATGATTTCTCATAGGTTCAAATATATGCTCAGCGGTTATTTGCATAGAAATTAATGTATCATTGTCAGGAAAATTATCTATACCTTTTCTTTCAGCTGTATTTGATCTAGTTGCTTCTTTTAAACTTATATGTTCTGATATTTTAGTCATATTAAATTAAATATAAATTATTTTTTATGTATTTTTTGTATTTCAAAATTAAAAGACAAACTTGCTCCCTTGTGAGGTTTATATTTACCTTTATGTTTCATAAGCTTTGGAAGCCCTTTACCTGATTTCATCCAATGATACCCTTTTGGCGCCTTTATTTTCATTTCTTTATTAATATTATTTTCCGCCTCTCACATGCAAATATGGTCTATCACAATATTTGCTATTTCCAATAGGTTCTTTACAAGTTGGACAAATCTCTTCTTTTGAAGTTGATTTGAATGCGTGCACTTTTTTAGTAATAGGAATATCCATTTTTTTTATTTTTTATTTTGTTTTTTATATGCTTCGGCTTCCCAAGCTAATTTAGGAGAACCTTCTTTCATTGATTTTCTAGGGTATTTTTTTCCTTTCCAATAAACATTTTCATCATCATAAGAAAGATCCCCTCTCAATATTTGATCTCTATGCACCTTCTCATGCTTTTCAGCTATTTTTTGTTGCACAGGCGATAGCTTACTATTTATAAAAACCGTACCATCATTTTCAGTAACTCCGTGTACTCCATCGGGTAAGCTTGTTTTTACAACTTTACCGTTATTCATTATAATGTTTTCAACGGTATTTTTCATTTTGTAAGCCATTATCTTTGTAAATCTTTATTCATGCCATCTATAGCTGAGTTAAATACCTTATCTGTATAGGTTGCATTTTTATTAAATACACTTCTTCTTGAAACAGGTAAATCTTCTTCTCCTAAAAGAATCCTATATATCCTGCTTATTATATATTTACAATGCGTTGAAACCTTATACACATTATATTTAATTGTAGTCTTATTACGCTTAGAATATATATCAATCCAACCATTTGATCTTAGTTTTTGCCATCTATGTTTATCCCAGGAATATATATAAGTTCCCTTAATATAATCATCGCGTGTAAAAGTTCCTAAGCAATCAAAATGAATTAATAATTCTAATTCAGCATCAGTTAATTTATAGGTTTTACAAGCCCATTTTCTAACTAATCTATAATACTTTAATAAGCCTATATTTCTTAAATCATTAGGCTCTATTTTCATAACACTACAACAACGTCTTGTTCTTTTATAACTTGAAGATATTCATTATCAAAATCAATACCATAACCTGCAAACCTATCATAAAAAATTTCATCATTTTTTGAAATGCCTTCTACATAATTACCTACAGATTTAACTTGTGCTTTTCTGTAGCGTATTTCATCTTGATGTTTTTCTGTAATTATTAAACCTGATTTATTTGGTTTAACTTCTTCTTTAATAGGTTTTATTATAATATACTTATTTACAGCTTTCATTGTTCTCTTACATTAGATATTACACAATCAGCTGACATTATTGTTGTGGCAACTGATACAGCATTTTTTAATGCAGTTTTTGTTACCAATACAGGATCAATAATTCCTTCTTTAATTAAGTTAACGCTTTTACTATTTATAACATTTTTACCCCATCCTTTTTTTGCGGGATTATCATAAGGTATTCCAGCGTTTTCAAGAATTGTTTTATATGGCGATTTTATTGCATTTAACAATACGTCTCTACCATTTGTTCCATCTTGCGTTTCATTAGATGCATTGTGCAGTGCAATTCCAGCTCCAGAAACAATACCTTCTTTTAAAGCTGCTTTAACAGCATAGATGGCATCTTCAACTCTATCTTTCTTTTCTTTTAATTCTATTTTAGAATCTGCACCTACATATATAATACCTACAGACCCTGAGAGCATTGCTTTACGTTGTTCTAGCTTTTTTAAAGAATAAGGATTTTTTTCATTCTTTATTTGCTTGTCTATTGTCGCAATTCTTTCTTTTATTTCTTCAGTATCTACATTAGTAGCTATAACAGTATTATTTTCATCAGTTACAACTTTGGCTGCGATACCTAAGTATGCTTCATTTATTAAATCTAAATCATCACCTAATTCTTCATTAATAACTTTAGCTCCAGTTATTATTGCTAAATCTTCTAACATTTCTTTTCTTATAGAAGAAAAACCAGGTGGATCAATTACATTTACTTTTATATTGCCTTTTACTTTATTCATAATAAGCGCAGACAATACTTGTTGAGAAACATTACCTATTATTAATATAGGTTTATTATTTTTTATAGCATACTCTAAAACGTTTTGTATTTTTCTTATTGATTCAATTTCTGAATCTACTATTAATACCAAAGGCTCTTCAAGTATTACTTTATTTTTTTCTTTATCGGTAATTAAATGTTGAGATTTTAAACCTGAATCAAATTGTACACCATCAACTGTATCAACATATGTTTCATCTGTCTCAGATTCTTCCATAAGTACAACACCTTCTTTACCAACTTTATTATAAGCATCTGCTATTATAGCACCTAATGTCGCATCATTGTTTGTTGATATAGTAGCAACGTGGTCTAGCATTTTGCCTGTAACTTTTTTAGAAGATTTTTCTAAATAAGCACATATTTCTTTTGATGCTTTATTTATATCTTCTTTTATTTTTCTTATATCTGGATCTTCTATTTTCCAGTATTCTTTTAAAATGGAGTGCGCGAGCACGGTAGCTGTAGTAGTACCGTCACCCGCTTCCTTAACTGTTTTTTGAGCTGCCTCTTTAATGAGGGTTGCGCCGATATTCTCGACGGGATCCATAAGGATAACGCTATTTGCAACAGTCACTCCGTCTTTTGTAACTATTGGTTTACCTAAGGCATCTTCATATATAACGCATTTACCAGATGCTCCCATTGTAGACGCAACAGCTTTAGCTAATTTGTCAACTCCTGACATAATTTTGTCTTGAGCATTATTGCTAAAAGATAAATTTTTAACAATCTCACTCGGATGATTAAATTCCATTAAATTAAATTTTAAATATTACTTAAATGTTTTCACTACAACGGGTCCCTCTGATAATTTGAGTTTTTTCTTATAGTGATCAATAGAAGAATCAATTGCTTTTTCGGCACCTTCTATTGTTTCTCTTCTTGTTATACCCTGCCAGTTATCATCATTATTAAATTCTGTTTGATAAAAACCATTAGGTAATTGTGTAATTCGCCAATTGCTTTTTTCAGCATATTCTTTCCAAAGGTTTTTGGTTTCTTTGGATACTTGTGGTTCACTAGACCATGTATTAGTCTTGTAATAAAAATACGTCATAGGTATTTGGTTTTAAGGTTAAAAAATTGTTTTTTGGTTATATACTATATTACATTTAATTATATGTTTTTACGGTTATGTTATTTGAGTTACACTGTTGCCATTTGTATCTTTAATATCTGCAATAAATAAATTATTACTAGCTCCAGGCGTTGTTACTGCAATATTTGATCCATTCCAACTTGCATAATCAATTTGTACTGCATATGAAACACTACCAGATGATGTTGTACCTTCCAATAAGAAAGGATACCAATCTCCTGCGCCTCCTCCCCATATTTGGGAAGCTGTAATAGTTGTTGATAAATAAGTTCTATCACCTACTTTAGGATATTTATCTTCAGCATCAATATATATTTGGTATCCATAATCCTGATTAGAAATATTTGCGTTTAAAGCGCCCGTATATGTAGTATACCCTGTGTTTCCATCACCAAAGAAAAATGCACCGTTTGTTCCAACAGTTCCGCCTGTACCTACATTAGAAGTAACATCTTTTAACGTATTTGCTGTAACGTCTGCATCTGCAAACACATGAAGAACTGTGCTTGTAGCTGTATCTACTTTAACCCAATAATCTACAGAAGCTGGAGTTTGATTATATTGGTTTGATGCGCCTGAATTAACTATATAATATGCATATGTATTTCTTTTATCCCGAGGGTAATAATTATTATCGTATAATAATTGGGTCTTTTGTGAGGTGGAATATAATACTTGTCCTGATGATATTGTTGTTTGGCCCGCTACACCTGTATAAGAGCTAGGAACAGCTTGTATAGAACTAAGTATTGTATTATTTCCTAAATTCCATAATCTTTTTGACTCCGCAGGGGTAGTATGTGCATTAGATTGAAATTGAATATCAGGACCTGTTTTAAACCCAAAGAAAGGCACTAATGATGATGATGTTACACTGTAAGATTGATAATAATTTTGAGATAACTGAAAAGAAAATAATAACGGAGTTATAGTACCTAATTGATCATTATCATAAGCACTTATATATGCATAGTTATTAGTATATGAAATATATAAAGGAATTATTGAAGTATAAGATGATAATGCTGGATTGCTTGAAACATTAAAGTCATATAATACAGTTGCTTCAGGGTATGTATTACTTAGTTCAGAAACAGGTAATTTATACGCTCTATTTGGAGGGGTATAGTTATTAGAATAATTGGTATTCATAAAATAAAAATTACCATCATGATAAAAAGCATTACCAGATGTATCTGCTTTTGCTTGAATAATATCACTAGGATAACTTCCCCCCGCTTCTATTATATATTTATTAGTCCAGTTAACACCATTATCAGTAGAAATTCTTGCTGAATTACCTCCGCCTAATCTAATCCAATTATCATTACCGTCTGTTATTAATTGGGGAGCACTACTTGATGAAAATCCATATATAGTTGTAGATGTTGCAAATCCATCTGTACTTCTATATACTGTGCCTCCATTATCTCTAATTTCTACGCCATTTCCTTCTTCTATCCAACGCGATGCTGTGCCTGTTCCTAGTGATGTCCAACCTGTAGCAAACGTACTGTCTGTAGTATAATATAAAGCATTACCTCCAGAAACAGATTCAGAGGCATAATACCTAGAACCTATTTTTTTTAAAAATTGTAATGCATTTGAACTAGTTGTAAAATTTACTGTTGATACATTATTTGTACCATCAAATGTTACTAAATCTAAACTAGTATCAGAAAATGATAATCTTGCTGATTCCTCATTAACACTGTAAGTGTGTGCATTATGCAGCGTTGTTGATACCGCTGAAACATTACTCCAAGTAGCACCATTATCTGATGATTCATACATATTGCCATCAGCTGAAGTAGCAAAAAGCTTATTGCCTAATTTTTTAACAAGCCCTAAAATTGCTGGAGTTACAACTTCAGGACCAGATCCCGAACCTCCACCAGAAGATGAGGAAATATGTATAAACTGAGGTCCAAAAATCATTTTATGCTGGTTGTGAAATTGTATAATAGTATTCTCCTGATCCCGTACAAGTAACCTGTATAAAGTTTACTACGGTATCATCATAAGTACCTTCTAATTTTGTTGTGCCCGCTGGGAATGTTAAAGTATAACCTCCATTACCTCCTGTAATTAAAAGTATTTTGGTCATACCAATTCCAGCGTTTGAAAATGTCATTGTTAAGTTTCCGGAAAGTGTTTGTGTAAATACTGCAGCTGTTGAAAAATCTACATCTGTAGTAAATGTAGTTGAGGTTTTAAATTCATTTGCAGTTTGAGCATACCCTATAGCATTAGATATATTACTTGCATCTGCATTTGCTAATTCATGCCAAGCACTACTGTGAGCATAATACATTGTACCATCAATGTGTGAATGTGCTATAGCCCCATGGTATGTTGCTGGATTTGGAAATGCCGCTTGATTTGCATAATAAAAAGGAATCACCGCTGTAGTTGTTGTTGCATTGTTTCTTACAACTACATCATCTAATGTTGATGATTCATTATATGTTTGTAAATATCTGTTGTCAAGATCTACATTAACTGTTGCTGAATTATTTCTAGTTAATGTTAATACACCTGTATTTGTATTAAATGAAGCAGCATTAACATACGTATCTGTTAAACCGCCACCGCTTAAAAATGCGCTAAAGTCTACATTAAACGTAGAATTATCGTCTCTTGTGAATGTTGCAATACCTGTAGACCCATTTAATGATCCGCCTGTAAGCCTAGCTAAATTTGTATCATCTAAATATAATGATAAATCAATATTTGTAGCAGTGCCGGTTTCATCAGTATATGTAAGTGTATTATTAGCTAAAGCAAGTGTTGTATTCGTTTCACTATTTATATAGCCTTGAGTACTGTGATCGCCCCATCCATAAGCAGTGTTCCAGTTTGCAATATTTGTATTTGTTATTGTCCCTGCCGGTGATACACTAAATACAGGATCTGTTTCAGCTGTTATATAACCAGCTAAAGAATGATCACCCCAGCTATAAGCTGTATCCCAATTTGTAACTTGTGTAGCAGTTATACCTCCAGCAGCTGATGCAGTAAATATAGGATCAGTTTCTGCTGTTAAGTATCCCGCAACTGAATGATCACCCCAACCGTATGCTGTATTCCAGTTTGAAATATCTGCTGAAGTAATAGCGTTTGCGTCATGTGCTGTTGTCATTGCATCAGTTATTCCATAACCTGATACTGTTGTTGGTGTATTTAGTAAAGAACTAAACTGATAGTCAAAAGGAGTATGATAACTAAATGTGCCGTTTCCATTTGTTTGAATAGTTTGGCCAGATGTTCCGTAAGTTGTTATACCATTTAAATCATCTGGATATATTGTTATAGTACCACCTGCTGTTACATTAATCCAAGTAAGATTTCCATTTGAATCAACGCTTAATACTTTACCAGGTGCACCAACGTTTGCTGTTGTTATAGAATTTAAATCTATTGTAAAATCTACAAATTCTAAAGCTGTTTCTCCAGAATTAACTTTTACTACTTTACCTGCTTGACTTGCAAAAGAAGATGGCGTGTTTGGTAATGATAAGAAATCAATGTTCGCTGTAGAAATTGTTGTCCACGCTAAAGACCCTGAAGTTATTGTTAAAAATTGTCCGTCAGCACCTGAAGCAGATAGTTTATCTATTGTTACAGCACTATTATCTATTTGTGCTGTATTTACTGTATCTAGTGTTGCTAAAACACCTGCATTAAGTATTGTTGAAATATCGTGAGTATGTGCTCCGTCGGCTACTTGTCCTAAATTATTACCTACGTCTCTGTAAGCAGCTTCGCCTAAAGTGTATGAAGCAAAAGTTGATGGAGCAGCGCCACCTCCTAATTCAAATGTTAAAGCATTACCGTTTCTTACTATATTATTTACAAAGTAATTTGATGAAGAATTTAAAACCCATGTAAATCCAGAACCACCATCTGAAGTTAATACGTATCCGTTTTGTGGTGTATTTGATACGTTTAATTTTTGTTCTGTTATTATACCGTCTTGAATTTTTGATGCGGTAATAGAAGCGGCATCTATATTAGCAGTACCAACAGAATTTAAACCTGCTAAACCACCTAATGCATTTACAATATCGTTTACATTTATATTTAATTGTACATTATCTACTATTTGTTGTAATGAAAGAAATGCTCCTTCACCAAAATCAACAATATGATCTGTTCCACCTAAAACACTAAATGTTAAAGAATTTCCAGATTGTGTTATACTGTTTAAATAAAAATTAGTATCACCTACTGCAGAAACATTTTCCCAAGTAAATCCGCCAGTTCCATCTGAAGTTAGTACTTGGCCCAACGTTCCGTTGCCACCAACATTTAAATATTCTGATGTTACTATATTTGGGGTAGCAATATCAGAAAAAGCATGCACGTGAGATGCTGTAGCAAAATCATCTACTTGTGAGAATGCTGCTGTTCCTAATGATAATACTAAATCAGAAGATCCATTTACTGTAAATGTAACATCTCCTGTTGATGAGTTTGCAGAAACATTTTCTAAATAAAAATTTGTGTCTGTTACACTATTTGCTTGTAATTGCACAAAGTTGGAAACAGTAGTAGCGCTAAACTTTCTAGTTCTACCATCCTCTCCTGATATACCAATAAAAAAATCGGCAGCATCTATATTTGTGTCTATGTCGTAGTTATTAATTATTGGCATTACTTTGTGTTGTTTAATTTAGTTCCTTTACCAAATCCTGATCGATTTCGTTTTGCAGATACAAAAGAACTTGTGGTATGATCATAATCCATACCATCAATATTTTTTCCTTTCTTTTTAGCAGCTCTCCGCTTACGTTGGTTTTCAGCCTTCATAGCTCGGCGCCGCGGTGTCATCGCAACTTTTTTGTCGCGGATTGCTTTGCGACGCTGCGCTTCAGGAGAAAGCTTTTGCATTACTTTTTATTTCTAATTTTTCTTATTTTTTTCCCAACTTTTTCTTCTCTATCAAGAAGTCTTGCAGATCTTTTTTCTGAAACTTGCTTTTCACCAGGAAAATTCATAGCTTTATCTCCTAATCTTCTTTTTTTTGCTCTAAGTCTAGTTTGTTTCTTTTCACCATCAGTCATTTTAACAGGTGACTTACCGTAAGATTTAACTGGAGTCTTTTTACCGTAAGATTTAACTGGTGACTTACCTTTACCTTTCTTTTTAGTTTTTTTACCAGTAGAAAATTTAATATCACCTTTTTTAACTTCTACTTCAACTTGACCTGTTCTACCAGCTTTCTTTCTACCAGATGCGTCACGCCCTGTGTCAACTACTTTTTTTGGTGTTTGAAACCCTCCTCCTTTGATCATATCACCTTTCTTTATAGTCTTGCCACCTTTTTTGTACTCAGAAACTAATTCAGTACGATCTTTAGTAGCTGCGGTACCAATTACTTCTGGTGCATCAGACTCATAGCGGAAGTTATCCTTTTTCTTTTTAGGATCTGTAGTTTTCTTTGTGGGTGCATCTAGTATTGCCTGCTTTAGGTGTTGAGGTAAATTCTTTTGCTTTCCAACTAACGCCTTCATCAAAGGTGTCTTTGGATTCATTTTAAATGGTGACTTCATTTGTTATTTTTTTAAGATTAATCTTTTAGTTTACATGCATGTATTATAACTTGTTATATCACGTCTTAATCGTTTGACTTAAGCGGTTTCATTTCATTATATATACTGGGTCTTTACTAATAATTAAATTTTATTTACGTTTTTTATTTGCTTCGAGCAATCCACGCTCATACTCTAGTTGTTTTTCTATTTCAAGTATACGCATTTCAATACGATCTATAATAATAATCTTATCATCCAACCTTTCATGGACCAGATGTAGTTCATCTTTCAGTGATGTGAATTCAGAAAATATACCTCCTGCTGCGAATACAGCGGCTACGAATGATATAACTATAGATAAGTTATTTTTTATAAATGAATCTTGCATGCATAATTTATTACATACTATTCTCAGAAGTCAAAAGTGTGACGTTAGCCCCTTACATTATTATATTAATACCCTATTGTCATACTGCTTAAGGTTTTTTAATATACCCCGGGTAGGTAAATTATTTTTTTGTTAGAAGTTTACAGGTTTTGTATTACACGTAACTACTTGGCACTCAGCCACTTAAACTAAAACAATATTTCAAACCCCACCCCCTAACTAATTGATAATCAACACTTTAACTTTTTACCTTTTATTTGCAAATTTTTACAAGCTAAACACGAGCTATTTTGGATAATATAAATGTAAATAAAATATAAAAAATATGTTAGAAATTATAAAAACAGAAATGGAATGGCTAGTAGATAATGAAAATTATTATGGAAGCAAACAGCAAATTGAAACAGAAAAAATGATAATAAAATTTGCTTTCAAAGATCTGGGAATTGAAATGGAATATAATGAATGTTTAGAAGAGTTTTATTATAGACTAGTAAAAGCTTACGAATTACAAGACTAATACGATAACAACTGGATAATATAAATGTAACTAAAAATTAAAAATATGCAAATTACTGATAAAACTAGAATAGAAATACTAGCAACGATAGACGAGCTAAACCAGTACTTAAATGGTAATGTAACTAAAACTAGTCTACAAATAACTTTAGAAGAATTAATTAATAAACTATAATAAAATGAAAATGTTTAAAGTAACTAAAACAAATAGCTGGACAGATCCTAAAGGAAATACACGTAATTGGATTAAGTATATGAAATCAGATAGTATTGAAAAAGTAATACTACACTTTGGAACTGATAACATACTAAAAGTTGAGGAGGTATAAACCTCATCTTGCTGCGAGCCCACAAGTTTTTTACAGACCTAACACGACCTCAACTGGATAATATATAAGAACATTAAAACAAACAAAATGACTAAATATTTCAATAATAATCCAAAATCACAAACATCATTTCAAATATATTATTCACCAGAATTTAAAATGTATGACTTTACAATATTCAATTATAAAAAAGAAATAATACACCATTACCACTATTCAAATTTAAAAGACATTAACAAA